GCTCAGAAACATTGATATAAAAAACAACATAATTTAAGTATGATTGATTAAAAAAGTTCTGACCTACTTTTCCAATTTCTCCACCTTGACTACTAAAGAGATCTATTGGGTAATGTAAATTTTCCACATTGTATTTACTTCGATCTAATGCGGTCTCTCTTGTTACTTTTGGCGTTTGTGGGGGTGTTGTTCTTTCTGCCATGATAGTCCTAAATATAGGTGGTTGTTATTTAGTATTATTTATTCATGTTTCACAAAGGCAAATTCAGACCAAAACATCCCCAAAAATATGATGGCGATCCAACAAATATAATTTATAGAAGTAGTTGGGAATTGCGTTTTATGATTTGGGCAGACGAAAAACCGAATGTCACAAAATGGCGATCGGAGGAGACTGTTATTCCATATATTTCGCCGATTGACAATAAGCTGCACAGATACTTTGTTGATTTTCAAATTCAAATTAAAGATAAAACTGGGGTACTAAAAACTTATTTAATTGAAATAAAACCAGAAATCCAAACAAAACCACCTGTAGTCCAGAGGCGAGTTACAAAAAGGTATCTTGAAGAAGTTGTAACGTGGGGTAAAAATGAAGCCAAATGGAAAGCAGCAAAAGAATACGCAAAAGACAGGGGTTGGGAATTTTTAATTATAACAGAAAAAAATCTTGGAATAACAAATAATTGGTATAAGACTAAATAATTGAATGAAAAAACAATCAACTGGTAAATTAGAATCTATCTTTAACGATAGCGCATATGATATATCTGCTGCTAAAAAGTCGCAACAGTGGTTCACAGCACAAATTAAAAAACTATCTACAGCAACTCCACAAAAAGTTTTACGTGATGGAACATTAACATCAACTATGATTCCTGGAGGAATGTATCTGTTTTACTATGACCCAAAACACAAAGATACATTACCATATTATGACAGATTTCCATTAGTTTTGCCATTTAGAAAAGTAAAAGGTGGTTTCTACGGATTAAACTTTCATTACTTACCACCTTTGTTGCGTGTAAGATTACTGGATAGATTGTTACAATTTTCAACAACAGCTGGCTTAACAGAACAAACAAGATTAAGATTTAAATATCAACTTATTGCTGGAAGCGCAAAATTTGCAGCAGCACAACCTTGTGTAAAAATGTATTTGAATAATCATGTAATGAGTAGATTTGTTGAAATAAACCCAAACGATTGGGTAACTGCTATGCTACTTCCTGTAGAAAGGTTTGTTGGAGCAAATAAAGACAATGTTTGGAGAGATTCTAAAAGGGCAATCTAATGGCATCAATTAACGAATTTATAGCACAAGTAAAAGAAGAAGGATTAGCAAGAGATAATCGATATCTTGTTACAATCACACCACCACAATTTTTGGTCGCTAACGCACCAGATGTAAAATTAAGATTGTTGTGCCAAAGTGTATCAATGCCAGGAATGAATTTTGTTTCAAACCCAGTACTAACATATGGCGAACAACGTGAAGTAATTTACAATCGTCAATTTGAACCAATTAATATGGAGTGGATACTTGATAGCAGATTAGATATTAAAAAGTTTTGGGATGAGTGGCAACAACTAATGATTCATCCAGTTTCTAGAATGGTTAGTTACTATGAAGATTATATTGGAACAATTGAAATCGATCAACTAGATGCAAGCGACGAAGAAAGACCAAGATATGCTGTAAGATTATATGAAGCATATCCTAAAACAGTAGCACCAATTTCTTTTAGTGCAGGATCAAAAGAAATTACTAAGTTGTCAGTAACAATTGAATACAAATATTGGCTACCATTAAATGTAGCAAGTGGCAGTAATGATTCACAATATATTCCAGATTTTAATATGGGGTCGCCATCATATCAAGATTTACTTGGTGGTGGAATTCAATCATTTAATGTATCAGGAAGTACATTAGATTGGCCATATCAAGAAATTGACATATAATAACAATAATAAAAAGAAAGGGTAATTATGTCAGAAGAAAAAGCAAAAGAAGATTGGATGCAAAAGAAATGGCGTCCTGCTATGGGATGGATGTATATGGTTGTATGTTTCTGTGACATGGTTTTATTTCCAGTAGCTTGGTCAATTCTACAAGCAGTATTACATCAACCTGTTACACAATGGAATCCTCTAACACTACAGGGTGCAGGTTTATTTCACTTGGCTATGGGTGCTGTATTAGGTATTGCTGCTTGGGGTAGAACGCAAGAGAAAGTTGCTGGAGCATCAACTGTTCCAACATCAGTAGGTTCACCAACTCCATCTCCAATAAGTTCAAGTATGCCATCATTATCACCAACACCAACAGTAACACCATCACCAATGGCATCTGCTAAAATTCCTGATGATGCTCCTGTTGTTCCTAAAGGACGCATGAAAATTGAAGACTGATAAAGAATTGAGTAAAGTTTTTGACATTGAAGTTGAAAATGAAAAGGTAGGTGTAACAACAAATCTTGTTATTCAAGATGATGTTGCAAAAACATCTACGGAAAAAGTTGAGTCTGATTTTGATCAGACAAGAAAAAACTTGCATCTTCTCTTGTTACAGGGAGAAGATGCTTTGATAGGTGCTCTTGAAGTTGCAAAATCTTCAGAGCATCCACGTGCTTTTGAAGTTGTTGGAAATTTAATAAAACAACTTGCTGATGTAAACCAGCAACTTATGGATCTTCATAAACAGAAACAAAATTTAGAAGAAACGAAAGATGGTTTATCTCCTAAAAAAAGTGTAACAAACAACAATGCAATATTTGTTGGAAGCACAGCTGAATTGAATAAGTTGATTAACAATATGTCTAAAGGGGAATAATAATGACATTACCAATGTATAAACATCCTGTCTATACAACAACATTGCCTTCTACTGGAAAGCAAATAAAGTTTAGACCATTCTTAGTAAAGGATGAGAAAAACCTTCTTCTAGCGCAACAAAGCGAAGAAGAACTAAACATGATTGATACTTTAAAAACAGTTATATCTGACTGTATTTTAGATAAAGATATTAATGTTGACGATCTTGCTATATTTGATTTAGAATATATGTTTACACAACTACGTGCTAAATCAGTTGGTGAAGAAGTTGAATTGATATTTACATGTAAAAATAATGAATGTAAAGACAAAACTAAAATATCTTTTAAGATTGAACCAGAACTAATTAGACCAGAAGGTCATAGTAATAAAATCGATCTGTTTGATGATGTTGGTGTAGTTATGAAGTATGCGAATTCTTCCATTCTAAAAGATATTTCAAAATTAGATACTTCAAATCCTGATCAAATTTTAGATCTAATCGTAAGCTGTATTGATTACATTTACGATGCAGAATCTGTTTATCCTGCAAAAGAACAAAAGAAACAGGATTTAATTAAGTTCGTTGAGGGTTTGCCTAGAGCACCGACTGATAAAATTAAAAAGTTTTTTGAGACAACACCACGTTTGCAACAAAAGATTGAATTTGATTGTCCCAAATGTAAAACACATAATGATTATATAATTGAAGGAATAGATAGTTTTTTTTAATTTGCCTTAGTCATGAAAATTTGTTTAATCACTATCAAATAAATTTCGGTTTGGTTCAGCATCATAAATACTCACTTGAGGAACTAGAGAATATGATGCCATTTGAGAGGGAGATATATGTGTCGATGTTGTTACAACATCTAGAAGAAGAACGACAAAGATTACAAGAAAGAATTAACAAATGAGATTAGTCTTAGATAAACTAGAAGAATATCAACCTGGAAATATAAAACTTAGACAGTTTGCAGGAGATCTCGCAGATAGTATCAAATCTAACTATGAGAGAGGAAGAACATCCGTAACAGGTGGTAAAGAAGGTGCTGGTTTAGCTGGTTCATCTTTTTTCGAAAGTTTGGGTCTAACAGGCATTGCTAAGGCATATAAAGAAAAATCAGAAGCAAAAGAGCAACGTCGTCAAGATAAAGAAAAATTTATTGGCGACTTTCAGCAATATTCAGAAGCAGGAAAGACACTATCAGCAGACACCTCTCGTCAAATTGCTGATTCATTGTTTGAAGAAATTGCATCTAAACGTGAAGAATTAAAACGACTTCAAGAAGAAGAAGCAAGAATTCGAGAAGCAGGTTATAAAGTAAGCGAAGAAAATCTTGCGAAACAAAAAGAACTTGTTGATGCGATTAAAAATTTAGATCCAAGAACAGGTGACAAACAAGAAGGTCCTGCTGATCAAAATTTAAATCAAATACAATCTGCTGAAAAAGAAATGGAAGCAGCAGAAGTCGCTAGTGAACATTTCGAAGTTCAGAAAAAAGAACAAGAAGATATTACTGCTCTTTATACAATTACCGATGACCATTTTAAGAAAATGGACAAACGTACTGAAGAAATGCTTGAAGCATTAAAGGTTATCGCCGAAAATGGTGTTGGTGGTGGAGGTGGTGGCTTACTTAGTAGTGCTGCTGATCTGCTCGGACGTGGTGGTAAAGCAGCAGGAACTGCAGGAAAAGTAGGCAAACTAGCAGGAATGGCTGGTAAACTTGGTACAGTTGCAAAAGTTGGTGGTGGTATACTAGCAGTAGGAACAGCTGCAGCTGATGCATATGGTGATTACTCTGAGGCACAAAGACAAGTTGATGCTGGAGAGATTACAAAAGAACAAGGACAAGTTAAGAAAGGCGAAGCAGTAGGTGGTGGTGTTGGTGCTGCTGGTGGTGCTCTCGCTGGAATGAAAGCAGGTGCTGCTTTAGGAACATTCTTAGGTCCAGTTGGAACAGTAGTTGGTGGTCTCCTTGGTGGAGCAGCAGGTTATATTGGTGGTAAATATCTCGGGAAAAAAGCAGGTGGTGGTGCAGTATCTGGTTATCAAGCAGTAACAGGAACTGGTGGAGAAATGGCAGCACCAGCAGCATCTCAAGCAGCACCAGCAGGCACAGAAAACACAAGTCAAGGACAGTCAATTGATCCTGAAGTAAAAGCAAAAGATCCACTCTATCAGAAAATTTTCCAAGAAGAGTTAAAACTGTCAGGAAATAATCGTGCAATCGCAGAAAAATTTGCAGATAAAAGATATTTACAAGAAAAAAATCTACAATCTAAAACTGGAGTGTCAAAAGTTTCTGATAAATCATCAGTTTCTGCTGCTACTCAAGCTACTCCAGAAAAAGTGCCAACATCTCAAGCAGTAGAAATTCAAGCACGCAGACGTGGTGTTCAAGATGCAGAAGCAGCAGCAGCACAAACATCTGGAAATAATACAAATGTAAATGCTCCAGTAACAAACGTAGTAAATAATACTACGACACAACAAGGTCCAAAAGACACGAAAAATGCAGATACAACTTTTCAGAAATATCTAGATAGAAGATATTATCCTGCTGCATAATATTAAGGAGAAATAAATGTTAGGCGAATTATATCATTCAACAAAATTTTTAACTGACAGTGAATGTGATATTTTATTAAATCACTACAAAACAAATGAAGAAAAAGCAGTTCGTTCAATGATTGGATTTGCTCCACCAAAAGTTGATTTTACATATAGAATTAGTAAATCTCTACAACTTGATATTGATAAACCAGAGATTAAATCTATTATAAACAAAATAACAGAAACAGCGAAACACATTAATGAAGAAGTGTTTCTATTCAGTATTAATTGGGATGAATCTTGGAAAACAAAAAATTTTTTGGTAAGTGAATATGATGGAGCAGAAAAAGCATTCTGGACAAAACACCAAAGTGTTAATTGGATTTCAAATGCGAATCAAAGGAAACTTTGTGCGACAGTGATTTTATCTGATGGTAAAGAATATGAGGGTGGAGATTTTATTATGTATTTTGGTTCATCGAAAGAACAACCAAGTCCGAATGATATAAGAACGAAAGGAACGCTGATAATTTATCCAGCGTTTCGTTTTACTCAAGTGATGCCTGTGTTAGCAGGCAAAAAATATCATTTAGATTTATATTGGGAAGGTCCATACTGGCGTTAAATGGGGAGCCGAAGCTCCCCAGAAGATTATTCGTTTGCTAACTTCTGAAAGTAAGACAAGTCATCTTCATCATCAGCAGTAGTTGCTACTGATTTTGCTGGAGCAACAGCTGGCTTAGAAGCGATTCTTGGAGCAGGTGCCTCAGGACGATCTTCTTCTTCAGCAATTTGCGCAGCAGTACGAGATGGAGCACCTTCACCACTCAAAACTTGCTCAAGTTTACGCTTGAGTTCATCATAAGTTTTAAAGTTCTTACGATCCAAAAACTCAGATAACTTGTATTGCTTAGAAACGATAGCAAGTTTTTCCTCATCAGTTGGAGCAATTTCTGTCTGTTCCATAAATGTAGATTGATCATAATTAGAGTAACCATCTACTTTACGCATACGCAATTTAAAGTCTGCGCCTTCCCACAAATCAAACACGAGAACTGGTTTCTCATCTTCAAAGGTAGGATTGGCTTTGTCCATAATCTTATCAAAGATTTTCTTACCAAACTTGAACAATTTAACTTGTCCGTTGTTTTCTGGTTTAGCAGGATCGTTAATGATAAGTACGTTGGCGATATATGTCAACTTACGTTTTTGTTTGCGAGCAATTTCTTTGTTTGCTTCAGAACCAGAATTCCACAAACGTGAATTTAGTTCACCAACAGGATCATTCTCACCAAGAGTAGTCAAACTATTCTCGATGTACCATTTACCAGTCGGACCTTGAAAACTGTGATTGAAGACACGTGCCCATGGGAACTCGTCACCCTCAACTCGTGGGAGAAAACGAATCGTAGCTGTAGCATTACCTGCTTTATCTGGAGTCAGTTTCCAGAAACGATCGTCTTCGTAAGATTTACCACCCTCGCCTGATGGCTTTGCGATTTTATCGAACTCACCAAGAATTTTAGAGAAATCTTGTGTGCGAGATTTGCGAAGTGTATTGATATCCATATGTTTTCCTTTGTCGTATAAAAAATGTATAAGTTTTGTCGTATGTCACACTATTCATGATATACAACTATTTAGTCATCCTTTTTGTTCTCTTCAATAGTTTTTTCTTTCATATCCCAAAAAGGAACTTTAACAATTGGAGAATCTAAAAAGCCAACTAATGAATATTGAACACTGTCAAGTTTGTTGTTATCGAATAATACTTGATGAAAGAACAATGGGTCGTATAAAACCGCACTGTTATATTCGAATTTCTCAAACGAATACAGTTCCCAATTTTCATTCCCCTCAAAGTTTGCCCATGACTTTGGTTCTTGTTCGTCATTACCTGAATAGATAGGAAATGCTCTCTTGAATAAGTCATCAGACAATTCTTTAATATCATCATTATACCTTACTGCTTGATATTTGTCAAGTTTAATTTTATAGAATCCCAAACCAACTGTTGGATTTTTCGTTAGGCATAATGCTGTTGCTACAGGATATGGTTCAAATCTTGGCATGTTATTGCTATTCTTAATCACCATATCTTTATGAAAAATGTTTGTTGTATAATACCAACTTGATAGTTTTGTATCAACATTAGTAAATTCTCTAAACACCTGAGCATATAATTTGGAGATTGTTGGAATCTCAAGAGAACTTATCAGTTGACGATACCCTGGAGTTGTAACTTCCACGTCACCACCATAAGCATTGTGTTTAGATATTAAATCAACAAATTTATCTGGATCCTCAAGAACATTCTTGACAACAAAATAACGTAATCCAGTTTCTTTGTCTTTTACTGTTTCAATATCAAGTTTTTTGTTAATAGAAATGGCATCAAAATGCTCACTTCGATTTATTGTGTTGAACTTCTTCAGGTTCATAATCATCCTCATAGTCGTCTTCATAATCAATTTCATCATCGTCTTCATAAAGAACATCGATGACTCTTCGATTCTTATTTGTTTTTCGCTGGTGCTCAGCAGTAATATGTCTTTTGGTTTTGTTACTAGACCTTTCATCGAAGGTCTTTTCTTTGCGATAGGTATTACCCATGTTTAAATCTCTTTGATAAATTCAACAAAGATTGGCTTCATTTTTTTCTCATCAAAACGAATAAATGGTTTGGTTTTAATTATTCTACGAATTTCTTCTTGGAACAATTGACCCATATTTTTTTTCCAAGTTTCAAGAAAAGGATTAAATCTATCAACAATAATCAAAGTTTCAAGAGTAATGTGTTTTCCGAGAAACATTTGAAACAAATGTGGAACTCTTGGGAATTCAGAGTTGAGATCATGAATTAATGGAAGCATATTATTAGTTTCCCATTCTAATTTAATCTTACTCAAATCTGTTTTAAACACTTGAGTTAATGATTGCTTCCTACGATTCCACTCTTTGAAGTTTTGATCAGATTCTGCTGTGCCATAAACTATGTCTGTGTTTCCCCACGCACCATAAGCAAAATTTGCAATTAAATATTGAGCCATTTCTAACTTAGAATCAAATTTATCTGCAAACTTTTCGTATAAAGAACATTGATTTCTTTCATCAAATGCTTTGCGTGACACACGAACTTTAGCATGAAACTCAGTTATATCATACTTATCAGTTGTAAAATGTAATTTTGCTGCGAGATACATTCTATAAGCATTCAATGCTTTATTACTAGACATCGAGTGTGGCTTGTTTTGGAAAGTAATTGAGTTCTGTAGCATTTACTTTAATCTTATCTCTTAATGATTTATTGATCAATTTTTTAACATCTTCTGGTTCAAGATAATTCTCTTTACAATATTCTAAGACAGCATCCATGTGTGAGATCTTTCTCTCTTTTACTATGGTCTCTATATGTAAAGAAAATTGTCTTGGGTTTTCAAACATTTGTTTTACTGAGATAATACCTTGACTGATTAACAAATCTTTCGATATCATTATATTCTTTCATTTTTTGTTTATAAGTTACCCAAGCAGGACTGTCATAGTTTTCTGAAAGATTCATTTCATGCTCATTGTCATCAAGAAAGATAGAAAAATATTTATCCATTTTCATCTTTTCTATGACAAAGGATTTATGAATTTCATATAAACTAGCATCAGGATCAGCTGAGTTTAGATACTCAGCAAATGCCTTTTTTGTTTCTTCTAATGTCATTACTCAACCTTTCCGTTAAGATGCTCACGTAAAAACTTAACTACTTGGCTGTATTTTGTAAAAACATATGTTTGATAAACATCTAGTTCTGGATTCTGGAAGTCTACAACGAATCCATTATCCACTTTTTTAATATTGATTTCCATTATTTCTCCTTAGTTAATAACAACTGAATATGAGCCAATTTTCGGCACAAGTTCATTTCTCACAGTAAAATCAAAAGTAACAGGAACAGATGCATCTGTCATTACGATAGATGTATTTGTTTTAAAATAGTGCGATGCGCTAAAGAATAAGAAATTATCTTTCTTGGTTGTTCCCGCACTAGCAAAATCTGCTACCTTAATGTCAAACTTGGTGTAATTCAAATTATGAATCACCCTACCCTCTGTATCCTTAAACACAATCGTTGTTTTGATAGTGTTAAATTTTGGAAAGTTTCGCATCTCATAACCAAGATTTGCGCATCGTTGTTGATCTAATCTACTGCCTGCTTCAACAAAACAATAAGCATATCCTGGACGTGTTTCACTCTCTGATGGATTCGAAAGGATATTACCAACAACAAAAATTGGATTAGAGAAAGATACTGGCAAGTAAACATTACTTTGGTAAGTTTTCTTAGCCGTGTTCATATTACCAGCATAGAGAACAAATTTCTCAAAATCCTGTACCCATTTTTGTTGCCACTTCACCCGACCACTAATCGTAACAACAGTAACATCATGATGGGGTCTCACATCAACTCGCTGGTCAGCAAGATAAAGCATCTGGCCATTAGAGTCAAGTTTGTCCATAACCTCTTTTCGATTGTTCATTTCAGCGATTTTATTTTGTGTTCGCTCATTGAACAAAGGTTTATCTCGTTGGACTTCGAATGTACCTTGTTTGCTATCATCAACAACAGCACGAATCTTAACATGCCATAGTCCGTCTTTCTTCTCGGAAGTTAGGACTTCAGATTCAATGATGACACCAGAAACATAGTCATCGATTTCTTCATTATATCGATCCCCACGAACGCTACGGTGACCAAGATTAAAAGAGCCTGTTATCGTTTCAACAGCAGAGATTTTCGCTCGGCGAACTGCTTCGTCTTGCGTTTCGCCCTTACCTGTTGAGTGGATTGTTGTAGCAGCAAAGGCAACTTGCGAGACAAACAAAGTTGCCGCAACAAGAATTTTCATTTTATCGTAATCCTTCAATCATTGCTTTGAGTTGATGGGATGCAGCAATCGAATGCTTAGAAACACGAACTTCTACTGATACTAGGTTGCTATCTTTCTCTACGTTTCGAGCTGTAATAACAAGACCACGCAAAAGAGCAGCAGAGTTGTCAGTCATTTGTTCTTTAACATACGTCGCAACACGCTGACCACGATTACGATCTTCAGCTGTCATAGTTTCTGAATTACCACCACTATCTAAATCTAGATCTTCAAGATTTGACGTCTTATCATTACCTTCAGTCTTATTAGACTTTAATGATTCATTCGAATCATTCTTTAGAAGTGTTTTGGTAATTGTTCTTGAAAATTTGTTTGAACTAACATCATTAGACAAGAATTCCGAAACATTTCTCTTGGCACGCATCAATGCAATATTATATGCATCTTCACGTGACGCTGTATGATTTGTTTGGATATAAGCAGTTCCTGTTGCAGTAAGACCATAGAAATTTCCTTGTTCGTCAAACTCAACTTTAATGAGTCCATTTGATTTTAGAAATTGTGCTTCTCTTTTTTCTAGTTTAGCAACTGGAGCAGGTGCCTCGGGTGGCAGTTGCGATACAGTTTTGGTTGAAGAACAACCAGTAGCAAATAACGCAACAACAGCCATAACAACTATACTTCGTTTCATTTTAAAATTCCCTTTTCAAGTTTAGGTAATTATATTATACCTCGAAAGTGATTAAATGTCAATACCCCCACCCTCATATTCATCCAATAAATCTTCGTCTTCGAACAAATCATTCTTCGTTTGTTCTCTAAGGGATATGCTTTGGATAAATCCTTTAATCGAAGAATTTTGTTTAACCAATGGATTACTATACCATATCTTCTGTGGTCCATCCGAAGAAAAATATTCCTTCAGTTCTGTGTACTCTATGTAAATACCCTTCTTGTCGTTCTCTGCGCTGTATTCCTTAATGGCTTGTCTTTTCAATTTCGAATATTCAGCATTCTTTTCAACAAATTCGAAACCATGATATTTTGGTCGAAGAATTAATTCTGGCCAATTGTTCGCATATAGTTGAGATTTAGCAACGTAGTTATATAACAACCAAAACTTGGAACGTGGCACTAATGCTGTGCTGTATAATACATCTTGTATATTTACGAATGATTCGACTTCTTTACTGAGAACAACAGAAGCAATTAGTTCGGGACTATACATAAAATACTTTGTCGTTCCCATTCCACCTTGCGAAATAAGATGTTGTAAAATTGGTGTTGGATGAGAACCCCATGTGCATTTTGTCATTGGAGCTGTTGATGAAAGAGGATTGATTAACAATCCATCTGTTGTGTTATATGATGGTTCCCCAAGTTTATATCTGGTAAGTTGTAAATCACCACCAGCCATAATAAAAATTCCATCTTTAGTAAACTGCTCAAGCCACAACTGCATTGTCGTTCTTGCGTTTGTAATTTTATATTTCTTAACAATCTCTGGGCAGTATTTGGAATAGAACTCACCCATGTTAATGTTAAATACTTTATACTTTAAATTGTATTTCTCACAAAATTCTTTTGCGTTTAGAACATCATGTAGATTATAGTTATCTTCCATAACAATAATACATGGTATAAATGGCATCTTGAGTTCTAGTAGAGTCAAACAAACAATCTGAGAATCAAGACCACCAGACAAACCAACATAGATTGGCTTATCATATTGAGTACATAAATGTTCTGTTGCTAGAATGCATTCTTCGCGAAACGATTTTGGTTTTCTTGTGCATCTACCAATCGTCATCTTAAATGGTTGTTCATAATTTGGCTCATTAAACCACTCAGTGTCATCTTCGCCCCAACCCCAGCGATAATGATTGTCTTTAGAATATTGAAAATTCAATTCATCTAATTTCATACTTTTCCCAAAATGACTTGTCTCTGAAACCGATATATGGAAGTTTCAAATTAAAATGATAACGCCAAGCAATGTAACTCAGGTATGTGTTACAATTATTGAACGCCAGATTGATGTTTGTGTTGAGAGGATAATGTTCTTCTATACCTTTCCAGTTGAATATTGCATCCAATCTGGGAGAATTTCCAAACCAAAGAGTAGATGGATCACGATCGGAAACTATCAGCTGTCTCTCAGTATAATTATCTCTTTCGCAGAAGAAAATATTTGCTTGCTGAACTTCTAATGTTTCACGATCCGTGATCTCAAAGGTTTTCCAAGCATATCCATTATACTCAGCAATCCAAGAGTGTTTACCTCCTGGTAGTTTTCCCTTTAATCCCCAAGCATTAGCGGAGAGAAAACAAGTCGCTGGTAGTTTTATGGATTTAAGAACATCAGTTTTACTTATATCAGCATCACGCCAATCAGAAAACTTGTTCCATCTTGTAGTAATTGTCGTGCTGCCTATCATATGCTTGTTTCCAAACTTTAATATCTTGTTCCCAATTTCCTGTTGGTTCTGGATCATGTAACATGTAATTATACTCATCGACTCCAGAAACCATTACTGTTGACTCTGGTGAAAATGTAGCAATAGGTTTAGCATCAGTAGCAACATAAATAAAACCAATAGCAACTCTTGGTGTTTCAGAACGATTAACATCTGATCCATGAACAGTAAATGGACTGTGCATTATAAATGTTCCAGGTCTTGCCTCAACATGAACAATATTATCTTTACTATACTCATCTATTGTTTGTCCACGCATTAATAAATTTTCATCAGTTTTAATATCTGAATGTTTTGACTGACCTTGTTTATGGGATCCAGGAACGTATTGAAGACATCCCATTTCTTTTGTTGCGCCAGATAAAGTTGCCCAAACAGTTAATCCTTTTTCTTTTGGTAAAAAATTCCAATATGTAGCATCTTGATGCCAAGAAACATAATTATCGCTTTGTGGATATTTTATCCAAACCAGTGTATCCCAACAAGAAAAATTTGGTCCAAGAATTTGTTTTACATAATCAACAATCACAATGCTCTTTGAAATTTCATTAATGAATGGAAAAAGAACATTCGCTTTACAGCGATAATCAGTATTCATCCAATTCATCTCACGCATCAAACGATATACTTCGTTTTGATATTCTTGAATTTTATGTGTTGCTAAAAAACGAACAGGTCCATAATACCCTTGCTCATCAAATATTTCTTTTACTGTTCTTTCAGCCATTAAATCTCCAATGAATATTCATATTATACTTAACATTTCAAAAAATGTCAAGCAATTTTTCTAAATTCAACAACATGTTTCATTCGATCTGCTGCATAAGAAGCAGCAAATGCATTTGGTTTTACTAGAGGAACAACATTACACATTCCACGAATATATCCAACAGCTTCATTTATTACACATGAAGATCCATATTTTTCATCTGGATTAATATCCAAATGCACCTCAATATCATTAGGTATTTCTTGAGCAAGTTCTAAGTATAATTCTGCAACTTTATATACTTCATTCATTAATCGCATGCGTGGACGATCTTGTTTCTGATCGAAATCCATTTCTTTTTTAACTGCCCCAAAAATTTTACATCCATTATTACCATTGATATGAACAACAACAGCAAGAATGTAATCAGCATACCATTGTTTGCCAATCTTATATCTTTCAGAGTCACAACCAATGTAAATTTTTGTTGTTGGATCGCAATTATCAACGAACTCTTTTACTTCTTGAATGTTAACTTTTTCTTTATACCTCATATCATCAATCTCCACTAAAAACTGGTGCGGATGGTCGGAATCGAACCGACAAGCCGAAGCGAGGGATTTTAAGTCCCTTGTGTTTACCTATTTCACCACATCCGCATTGTTTGGAGTTGAGGGTGGGATTCGAACCCACGAATCGACAGTTTTGCAGACTGCGCCATTAAACCTCTCTGGCACCCCAACATTAATATGCCCAAGCAACAAATGTATATCTTGTTCCCTCAGTTACCTCTTTAACACTATGCGGATATAAAAATGTAGAAGGAAACACAACAATATCTCCTTGCTTTAATTTTAATACCTCGTTGTTTATAACAAATTGTCCACCTTTAAAATTATCATTTAAACTACCAAGAAATGTAAGAACAGGTATTCCATCTTGTTTATTTCTTCTTATCAAATCAAAATGTTCTGACATTACAGTTCCTGTCTTATACTTGTTTAATCTTATGTTACTATGATTACTAACTAAGTTACTTATTTTTAACTCATCATAGTATTTATGTAAAGCACTTTGTAAAAAATTTTTTAGAATATCTAAATTTTTATTATAAAGAACATCAAGTTCTTTTGTGTGGTGTGCTTTCTTTTCATCAGAAACATTGTTATACCAATTGTGAGTTTTCCATTCTTCATCGTTTTCGTATAACAATATCACCGAATCACATACATCTTTTGGCACTACGTTATATACTTTTACATAATCTTTTAGTTGCATGTTATCTCCATTAATGGTGGGCTGGGAGAGAATTGAACTCTCACTCAACCGATTATGAGTCGGCTGCTTTACCATTAAGCTACCAGCCCAAATTTGGTACCCCTGCTCAGATTCGAACTGAGAACAACTTCTCCTTTTGAGAGAGACGACTTTACCAATTTGTCCACAGGGGTATAATTATATATGGCGTCGCCAGCAGGACTCGAACCTGCGACCCACAGCTTAGAAGGCTGTTGTTCTATCCAGCTGAACTATGGCGACAAAATTGGCGGAGAGTATAGGACTCGAACCTATGCACCGATTTCTCGATGACGGATTAGCAATCCGCTCCATTACCACTCTGGCAACTCTCCCTTAACTAATCACAATATTCGCCGACCTCACAAACCATAAAAGACAAATCACCAGCATCAACAGCACCTAAAGCCATTTCATATTCAGACAGCATAAGATTCGCTTCGGGTTCATCTTTAGCGACACCGATAACATTTTTATTAGAAAAAAGAATATAGACTTTCATTTATTTCTCCTTAAAGGTATATTATACCTCGAAAACGAATAAATGTCAATACCCCACAAGACCTAAGAGTGGAGCGGAAGACGAGGCTCGAACTCGCGACATTCTGCTTGGCAAGCAGACATTCTACCAACTGAATTACTTCCGCATATTTGGTGCAACCCACAGGAATCGAACCTGTTTCAATGGCTCTTCAGACCATCGCTATGACCACATCAGCTAGAGTTGCATAAATTTTCTTTGGGTTGTTCTATGAGGATCGAACTCATACTATCTCGGTCACAACGAGAGGTGCAGACCACTACACTAAGAACAACCCAAAGAAAACTTTGGTGGGCGCACAGAGAATCGAACTCTGGTTTACTGGTTAAAAGCCAGTTACTTTGCCACTAAGTTATACACCCAAATGATTGGCTGGGGATGATGGACTCGAACCACCGATGTCGGAATCAAAATCCGATGCCTTACCAACTTGGCGAATCCCCAATAAATGGTGGTGATGGTTGGATTCGAGCCAACGACCTACTGCGTATGAAGCAGTTGCACTACCACTGTGCTACATCACCACATATGGCATCCCGAGAGGGATTTGAACCCCCACCAACAGTTTTGGAGACTGGTATGCTGCCGTTACACTATCGAGATATATTTGGTAGCCATGGACAATTTCGAAATGTCGACCCTCGCCTTATCAAGACGATGCTCTTCCTCTGAGCTACACGGCTGAATTATGTTGGCGGAAGTGGTGAGATTCGAACTCACGGCACGCTATTAACGTACGACAGTTTTCAAGACTGCTGCCTTAAACCAGCTCAGCCACACTTCCAAATTGGCACGACCTGAGAGAATCAAACTCCCACTTCCACGTTCGTAGCGTGGTGTAATATTCATTTTACTAAAGTCGTATGTTGGTGCTCAGTGAGAGGATCGAACTCCCGACCTTCTCCGTGTAAAGGAGACCTTCTACCGCTGAATTAACTGAGCAAAATTATGGTGCCCCAAGAGAGACTCGAACTCTCACACCGAAGTACTGGCTTCTAAGACCAGCGTGTCTACCAATTCCACCATCGGGGCATGCAAAAACATTTTTGAACGTACTGATATGATTTTAAGAGCATCCTGTGCTCACTACATCTGGGCTTTAAGATTACCTTTGGCATCAGTAATCACCTCCATATACTGGACAACGTAGACAGTAGCGATGTTCTCCCCTATCAGTTGGGGTTGCCTTTTCTTTTGCATTCACGTTCAAAAATGCTTTCTTTCTGCGGTGGTAATTATAGTGTATCAGAGTTGCAACTCATCACTTACACCTTCCACCCACTTCCCGACCAGAAAGAACTCTCGTGTCGCCAACGCTGGTTAGGTAGACCTATGATTTTACTCATACCCTATTCAAAGGGAGAACCATCCTACTGATCGCCAATCAGTTTCTCTCGTGCGGATCACACTAGCAGTGGTTAGCTGCAGGTTTGGTGGAGAATGAGAGAATCGAACTCTCAATCTCGGCTTGCAAAGCCGATGTTATCCCATTTAACTAATTCCCCATATCGATGGTCGGAGTAGCAGGGTTCGAACCTGCGACCCTCTGCTCCCAAAGCAGATGCGCTACCAGACTGCGCTATACTCCGATAAACTGGTGCCCCAGGAGAGACTCGAACTCCCGACTTACTGCTTACAAGGCAGTTACTCTACCAACTGAGTTACTAGGGCAAATTGGCTGTCTAGGGTGGGCTCGAACCACCGACCAAGTGATTAACAGTCACCTACTCTACCGACTGAGCTACTAGACAACAAAACTGGTAGCGGAGGATGGAATCGAACCAACAACTAGAGCATATGAAACTCTCGAGATACCATTTCTCTACTCCGCAAAACTTGGCGGTCCCAAGGGGTAACGATCCCCTTCTTTATGCGTGACAGGCATATGTGCGTCCATGAACACTTTGGAACCTTATATGGTGGGTGTGGTTGGAGTCGAACCAACAATGTTTACCCAGAGGGATCGGATTTACAGTCCGAGGATGCACACGCCATAGCATCAACACACCCATATAAGTGGAGCGGAATGTGAGAATCGAACTCACGACTGAAGTTTGGAAGACTGCCGTTTTACCATTAAACTAATCCCGCAAAATTTGGTGGTAGCCTGAGCGTCTCCCGACGAGTCTACTACCATTGGTTCTGTTGACGCACTGTTTGCTATGACTCATATGCTTTATCTAGAATTACATCTTATCATCATAGTTAGTCAGGCATGATCAAGCCCATCGCTTACATCAACAGAACTAATGGTACTCCGTGGGGGAATCGAACCCCTCCTTACTGCCGTGAAAGGGCAGTGTCCTAACCGATAGACGAACGGAGCACAAGGTGAACAAATTGTTAAAGAACAGTAGAGTAAGAATTATATCTTAACTCTTTATTTTTGTCAAGCATTTTTAGTAGCTCACAAAACAAAAAACCCCAAGGATTCACATCTCTTGGGGCATTTTGGTTTGGAAACTTTTGGTTGTTTACCTTACCGTACCCCCACAATCAATCTCTGGATTGCCATATGCAAATGTTGATGTGCGTGCATCTAGCGACCATCCTTTGATGGCTCTTAAACTTTGCTGATGTAAACACATTTGTATCATTTGAAATAAAATCCTTTTATCAATCGTCGAGGTATTAAGTATACCTTTTTTATTTATATATGTCAAGCAGTTTTTTCATTCATTTCGGAAAAAATTTTTGACCATGTCATAAGTTTGTTCAACTTCTCATTCTTCGCAGTCATTACTGCTGCTTCACTGACAACACCATTATCAATCAAAAGATCAATCATACACATAAGGTCGCCGATCTCTTCCTCAAGGTGTTCTCGGTTTGACACACCATTATATTCATCATCCATACCAAACCGAAATACCTTGCTGATTGCTTGCGTTACTTCAGCACATTCTTCCTGAGTAATGAGTAGGATTTCACTGTCAATAGCATTCTTTCGTTTTATTGCTGCAAATTTATTCATCATATTTCCTTTCATACTTCAATTATACTCTAGTTCTGAATATTTGTCAAGCGATAACCCTACAGTTTGTAAGGTCTTTTACATCAACCCCTACACTGGTATTTTACAACTTGCAATAAATAATGTCAAATCTATTTCCGAACAGCACTAAATAGTAGAGAAGTGTGAATACCTTATACAATGAGAATTATAGAAAACTAAGAAAAGCAAAGGCATTAAAATGATTAAAAAATTCGCTTTGGCGAGTCTTTTGGTCATGGTTTCATCTCTTTCGATTGCTCAACCAATCGTTACCGACTCGACTTCAAGAAGTACAACAGACTCAACATCAAATAGCACTACAACAATTAAATCGCCACCTCCCACTGCAGTGGCTCCAGCAATCACAACTATCAATAACGATGTCTGTGCAGTAGCAGCATCTGGCGCAGTGCAAACTCAAATTCTTGGTATCTCTATGGGTGGTACAATGAGAGATATGAATTGCGAAAGAATCAAATTAGCAAAAAATTTATATGACATGGGAATGAAAGTTGCTGCAGTTGCAACACTATGTCAAGACGAGCGTGTTTTCGCATCAATGCTTGCTGCTGGAACACCATGTCCAATAGAAGGAAAAATTGGTGAAGCAGCAAAAGAAGAATGGAAGAAGCGTGGCGCATTAGATAATGTTGACAAGAAAACAATTGGTAATTATGCGGTAAAACCTCCAGTAGTTGACATGAGCAAACCAGCAGATAAAGAATAACATAAATGGAAATTCCAAAAAATGTTTCTGATGGTTTAAGTGTAATCAAACAAGCGAAAAAACTTGGCGATGACACCAGCAAATTTGTTAATGAGATTCAGACTGATATGGAGAAAACCATTCGAGATGAACAGAAAAAACGTGTTCAAGAAAGACGTCATCAAGAACAACTACTAATCAATTCAGAACTAGAAGCAATACGAAAGTTTGAAGAAGAACTTAAAAGGAAAGAATTAGTTGAAAAATTAAAAACAGATTTAACCGCAAAACATGGTAAAGACGCATGGAACCAAGTGCAAAAATACAAAGGTGAGATACAAGAACAAAATGCTAAAGATATGAAATTTATTGACAGAGATCGTAAAAAAGTTCAAGATTTACTTTGGTATTGCATTGGTGTGGCTGCATTAATTACATATTTCTTTAAATTTTACAAGTTATAGATATGGCCAAAATATTCGCAGGAGTATGTGTAGTGATTGGCTTGGTTGGCATTTGGCTAGATCATCAGAGTTTAGCAATAAAGCAAGGTATAACAACAAAGAGATAAACTATGAAACCCCTATTAATGTTATGTTTATTGATTCCAACTTTTGTGTTTGCAAATGAAACATCTTCTTTGCCCACAGTCTGCATTACTATAAGCGACTTAGCAAAGACACTTGATGAATATGAAGAGTTACCACTTGTTCGTGGAACTGGTAACTCTTTAGTAGACGGAAGTTCTTTTCCTGTAGTTGTCTTTGCTAATGGTAAAACGGGAACTTTTACTATTACTCAAAGGCAAAGTAAAGATTTGTATTGTATTCTTGCAGTAGGAACTAACTTTCAGCCTGTGCCAAAAGAAATGCAAGACACAATAAAAGATTCACAACAAAAAGATAAATTATGAAAAAAATTTTATTGTTATTGTTATTAACATCAAGTAACTTGTTTGCTCAAGTAGTAGGAACACAGCCATCACCTACCGCAACATACACAGCAACTTCTAATCTATTAAACCCAACAGTAAATGCATGGACTGGAACTGTTCAAGGTCAAAATGGTGGTTTTATAGGAGGAAATACTCCAGCATTTAATCCTAGCACAAACACAATTATATTTGGATATACACAAGCCACTGCTATGCAGACAATTGCTATCAATCAAGCATTGTCTGGAACAGGAATACAAGTTGGTGGTTACAATTATTCGTGGAGTATTAATAATGACCCCGCCACCATGCAATATGGAACACTTACTGGTCAAGTTGTATTGAAAGATTCTGTAGGAAATGCTCTTCAAACATATAACTACAACTATCCACAACAGAGTGGAGGATTTATAAACTTCTCTGGCACACAGTGGTTCCCCCAAGATTATACATTGGCCAATCTATCCAACTTGGAACTTTCTTTCACTGGCAAAGACGCAAGATTTTGGGCAGGCTACTATGGACCACAAGTTCGCAACCCCTCTTTAACATTGCAGTATACAGTTGATCCTTGTGTAACTAATCCAGCATACTCTCCATCATGTCCAGGATATAATACAGTACAAATAAGTAATAATCTTTTACCTGGAACTACAGGAACCCAAGCATATGCTATCAATCAAGCACTGGCTTTAGCAGGCGCAGGTGCTACTATTCATGGATTTGATTATGGATATAATTACAGTGTTGCTGGTAGACAATGTGCCATTTTTGATTTGTTTGGATTTTGTTTAACTGGTTGGAATTATTCAGACGCAGGTGTTGCTACAGTTATAACTGATGCTAACAATGCAACAATATTCAGCGAATCAAATACACACAATGGTGGAAACAACGGAGTATCTGGTTCGTATTCAAAACAATACAGATTAAACTCTTCTGTTCCAATGTCAACTCTTGGGGCATTCGCAATGTCACCTTGGACAATTGGTGCTGCTACAATTAGTAATATGTATAGTAACGCAGTTTATACACCAGATCCATGCTTAGCGAATCCTCTATCATCACCATCTTGTGCTGGATATGCCCAAGCATATTTCAATCAACAGTGTTCATCTAATGCTTTGTTTGATCCACAATGTCCAGGATATGCTGCTGCATATTTCAATCAACAATGCACACTTAATCAATTATACAATCCTTCTTGTCCAGGATATGCTGCTGCTTATTTAACTCAACAATGTTCTTTAAATCCTCTATATGCACCGCAGTGTCCAGGGTATGCTCAAGCATATCTTAACCAACAATGCACAGCGAATCCATTGTATGATTCTGCTTGCCCAGGATATAATACTGCTTCAACTCAATGCGCATCAAATCCACTTTATGCATCTTACTGTCCAAGTTATCAAAATGCTACAACACAATGTAGTTCGAATGCACTATATGCTTCATATTGTCCAGGATATTCAACAGCACAAGCAACATGTTCAACTAATCCATTAAGCAATACACTCTGCTCTGGATATGCAGCTGCGAATACTGCTTGTTCTAGTAATCAATTAACATATTCTTATTGCCCAAGTTACACTACAACACTTGCTTCTTGTGGATCAAATCCGCAATCTAATACAATGTGTCCAGGATACAATGTAAACTCAACAAATACAACAGCAACAAACTCTAACAATCCATCATCTTCCACAAGGTCAACAACAGAAACAACAATTGCTGTAGCAGCAGATGGTAAAGTAGAAGCAGGTGTTTCTAAGACTGGCGACAGTAACGCTGATAGAGTAATTGCAACAACAACTGTAACGACTAACTCTGCTGCAGAACCAGCTGCTCCAGTTCAATTATCTAAACAGAGCGGAGAAAGTAATACTGGACCAACACCTACTGCTGTTGTCGTTGCTTCAGAAAGAAAACAGGAAAAGCAAGAGGATAGAAAACAAGAGGAGAAAAAACAAGATGGGTCTACTAGCGGAAGCACTGCTCAAAGTGCGCAGAACACATCTACTAAAACAGATTCTCAAAGTGTTGGAGGTCAAAAAACAGCAAGACAAGAAATTAATGAAAGAAGAGCCGAAGTAGCAAAACAACAAGAGATATCAAAAGGAAAAGAAGCACAAAAAGAAGTTTCTAATGCTCAAAACTTTGAGCAACAAAAACAAGTGCAAACTGTAGTAATTTCTGCTATGGGATTTGTTCCAGGGTTTGATACTTACGGAAAATCTTTTATACCTGATGGTCGTGGTTATCAACCATTTACAGTATATAACAATCAGAAAAATGTAGATAACGCAAGAACGCTAAGAGGTTTGTCTGGCGCATCAGAGCGTTTACATAATGAATTAGTAGAATTACAATGGAAATAACAATTTTATTTGAATCATTTATGGTTTATTATTTAATGCAAGTTTT